CCTGAACCAGTGTTTCTTGTCCTACCTGTAAAGTTACTTCGTCGTTAACACCAATGTTTAGAGTTGATTCAGCACTATTCCACGCTAATTGACCTTCGCCAACTGTAACGCCCGCAGCAGTATCAAATTGAATAGAATCAACAGTGGTTATATCTCCTGTGATAGCCAGATCGCCTGTGATTGTTCCACCAGATAAAGGAAGATAATCACCGGATGGAATTGATAACCCGAGATATTGGGAAGCTGAAATGGAACCTACAACCGTAAGATTTCCATTCATAGTTCCACCATCAGCAAATTGTTGAGCTACGGAACCACCACCGGAATATACGGCAATATATTTACGAAGTCTTGTGACTTCATTATCAACTCTCGCTGTGATCCTTTTATCAACGTCTTTTAAAAGGTCATCAGAATTGATTTTTTGTGGTTTACCTTTCGATTCCACAATATACTCAATCGGTTTCTCGTTTTTGAGTTTTCTAAGTTCTTCTATGAGATTATTCCGAGATTCCTGAACCAATCCAATGATATACTTTCGAGTTTCTTCGGTGATATTGAAAGTCTTTTCCTCCAACATCTGAAGCTTTTCATTATAGTAATTGGTTATATTTTCTTCAGCTTTTTGAATTTTGGATTCAATATCTTCCGATAATGCAATTGTAAGATCGTCAACCTTCTTATCGACATTACCGACTCTTGATAATGATTTGTTAACACCTTTATTGATTCTGTCGTTTAACTCAATATTACCATCTCGGATTGCGTCCATCTCTCGATTAATACCTTCCAGTAATGTTTTATCAGCCTTTATATCCAATTTGGATTCTAGATTTTTTTCTATGGTATCTACCTTTTCCACTATCTCCGTGGCGATATTTTTTAACTCATCATCGATTTTAGGATTGATCGCGGAATACATTTCCTTAACCATTTCCCTGAGTTTGGAGTCAAAATCTTTATTCGAATTCTCGAAATTGGCGACCAACGATTCACCCAAAGATACTGCAAGGTCTTGTATCTTATTGTCTATTGTGGTCTGAATTTCATAAAATCTCGAATCATTTACATCCACCAATTCATTCTTGATTTTTTGAGAAATCTTAACAAATTCCTCCACCATTTCGTAACGAGCATTATGGAGAGTTTCCTCTAAAAGCTTTTGCTTATGTTTTGATTCAGCTTGGAGTTCCTTTTGTTTTTGGATTTTTAACTTTTGGACTTCCTTTTTAGCGTTGAGTTTTGCTTTTTCGATTTGTTCTAGGATCTCTTTTTTATTATCGATTATATCGATTATTGGAGATTCTTCCTTGGATTCAAATATAGGTTGTAAATTTACCTCTTCGATAGGCGTGTATTCAACATCTTTGATTATTTCGAAGTTTTCAGCCACATTTTCCATGATATTATTCTCATTGAATAATATTTCTGGTTTACCCTTAGTTAAAACAAAGGGGTAGAATGACCTTTTACCCTCAATAACTACAGGAACAGATACCACAGGATTTCCATTATGTTCGGAAATCTTTTCTACTGGATACTTGGTCTTGTTTATCTCTACCTCATAGACATTGAAGAAAATTTCATTAAAATTTTCAACTTGAAGAATGTTAAGAGGAGAGTCAGTTAAGGTGGGCTTCACCTTTTCGCTAAACAATCTCATCTCCTATATTTAGTTATAGGAATTATATTGTCAACTCACCCACAAAACATGCTAATAGGTTCTACACCAAATCCACCTTCGATTAAGAACGTTTCCAATCTTTCTTTTTCCGCTACACCTTCAGATAATATAGTATCACCATTAAGTTGACCACCACCCAGAAGAGTAACTCCGGTTATGTGGGTCAATATCCGACCCCACATAATTTTACATAATGCGACCGCATAATCCAAAACCCATTTTTCTTTCACTATATCTTTTAGGGGTCTTTCCACATAACATTCCAAAACACCATAAAATCTATTGTTTTTTGGTTGTGGCATAAGTCTCATATATTGGGTTCTTGGGTCAAATTGAATATCACGCTTAATGGCCAAAAGTTTTTCACGAGTATCTTGCCAATCCTTAACAGTATGCCATGAGAGAAGATCGAAACCAAAATTTCCCATCGCATATGAGTAATATGTTTGCTGCGCCATGGTTTGTTCCATAGAAAATAATGTATTAACGCCACTGGAACTTCCCTCAATAAAATCTATAACATCAATAACTTTACGATATTCCATAACATCATAATCAAACATGTTATTATATTTTACAACATTATCAACTTCTTCACACTGAATCGTGAATGCTTTTTTCGGAGAAATTGTAAATAAACTACTTAATTGTGGATCAAATGCCGTCAGTTGCGCATAGGTGGATTCTTCCATTACCTGCATTGCTGGTAATCCTGTGGAAGGAACTGCTGAACTTAAAGCAGAACTGGTCACAAAATATGAACTAGGTATAGCAGATGTTAAAATATACAAAGTTTCCCTCAAATCTATATTATAATCAGGGTTCGATTTCTTGGGTTCGCTCAATTTTTCAGATAGAGAAAACCCAGTATTCGCTACTGTAAATAAATGATCCAACCTAATGCCTTTATTTGGTTCATATAAGTTACTGTCAAATATTATATATTCTTTAGTATACCCCGCATATTGTGTGAAAAATTCACATGACATACTTATAGCGTCATGTAATTGATCGGGGTGCAATTCGACATTTATCATGGGATGTCCCAACATCCTCAGAATTCTAGCCCCTAGGGATTGAAAGCATTCAATTTTCGAGGATAAATTTGTACTCATGAATGCTGATATTGGGGTCACTGTGCAAAGTTCACTCATATCATATATTTAATAATAAATAAAGGTATGGCACTCACCGACAATAATGGAAGTCAATATTATGCAATTTCTTGTGGAATTCCATCCACAACAACAAATCTAAGTGCTAATAATTTTACGGGTTATTATAGAAATTCGGCGAATGAATATATTTTATGGGGGCAATCTACCCAATATCCAACTGTCACAAGTAACAATGGAACCCAATATTATTTCTTAAAATGTGCTGTCCCAAGCACTACAAACGCATTAACTTCCAATAATTATACTGGTTATTATTATAACTCAGCATTCAACTGTGTGAGTTTTTGTGACGCTGTTACCTATTACTCACCATCTGGATTAGAATGGAATGGTTAAACTTGGGGTTCTTCTGGAACCATGGGTGCTTCTGGAGCATTACCAGCGTTCGGGGGAACCATAGATGGTTCTTCCCCTCCAATAGCCGCTTCACCACCGCCAAATGAAGGTGGGAGACCACCTCCCCCAGCAGGAACGGCACCCATATCACCACCCTCTGGCATCGCCCCTGCTTGTGCCTGTTGTAACAATAGATTTTTGTAATCTGGACCCATTTGCGTTATCATATTCAATTCCCACAATTGGGCAGCTTCTAGACGCATGAATTCTGTATTTGCCAATATTTCCTTATCACTCCACCCCAGAGCCTTTTTCATTGCAATTGCGGTCGAAATCTTTTGTGTTCCCACCATGTTGCTGAAGGAATTGATCTTCAATTCCATCTTTTGACTATTTCTAAGTTCGTAAAAATTCGATGGAGGATTGAATATAACATTCAAATTCTGTTCTGTGAGATCATACTCCTCGAACATTTTACGCAATTTTAAGTGTGTTATAAAACCCCTTTTCAGACCAGATGCGAATTTTTGTTGTTGTCGCATAATCATGCGAGCAAATTTCAATTCTTCTCTTAAAATATCCGTTCCGTCTCTGAAGGAATCGTCTGGATCTAATCTGGATGTGGGAGTTTTTAGAGACCTGTAGAGTTTTTTGATGAAGAAATATAATCCTTCCATCTGATCATCCCCCGGCGCACCACCAATTGTCTCGACAGTTGTTGGATCTTGTCCAGCCTTTTTCGCAAACCAATATGAATCCAAAGTTGATTGTGGACTATATTTTTTAACAATATCCCCCTGATCGGCATCGAAGGTTTTGGTTGACCAATACTGCGCTTGTAATTTTCTTAAGTATGCCTCTGCTTGTGGAACTGGCAAACGACCTACATCGACGTTAAAAACAAATCTCAATGGAGCGTGGACCATTCTATGGATAACTATAGCGTCTTCCATCATCGAGAGTTGACGGTATGCTCGTCTCGCATTCTCTATGAATGGAACAATAAATTCTTTGGTTTCGTTATATGATGAATTGTTTACATATACAACTTGATTTTCCTCGTATGGAATCGGTTCATACTTTTCAACCTTTCTCGGATCATTTTTATCAAAAATTGGCTTTTGATACAAATACCCCTTCACGAGCATGTTTTGTATATTTGAGTATACGGGGTCGATCAAATCCGCAGGAATATTTATAACTCCCAAAACCCCCTCATTCACATAATCCTCATGAATTATAAGTTCAAAATACAATTCACCTTCAATTAAAAATTGTCTGTAATATTGCCATCCATTGTTGTGAAGATCGAAATGTTCAATGAATTTATCCCATTCCTTTAAAATTTTATCCTTTTTATCAGACTCCAATTCAGCATTTTTAAATTTTAATTTTACAATGTTGTCATCTTCATCTGGATTAATCGTTTCGTCACAAATCTCATCCAATGCATCGGCAATTTCAGAAAATGCCGCCATTGTTCTATAATCCCTCAATCGACCCGGTTTATCCTCCGATGCCGACGCATACATTATGTTGGAGAAGCTTTTATCCTGCTCAATGGAAGAAAACGCGGTATTGTTGTAATCATTACTAAGCGTTACCGAATGCTTCGAGAGAGCTTCCGGTCGACGCATTCCAACATGTTGGAAATATTTATATTTGGGATTTTTTGAATCCTCAGAGTCTAAAATATTGTAATTGTAGGGCAGTCTATTTTTCAGATATGAGGTCATCGACCTGTCATAAGTAGACGATTTTCCATCTCTAGAAATATTAGTCCGATTATTCGGATTATTTATCATACCTGCCATAACGTTATTTAATTACATTTCATTAAATAACAAGAATATTATGGTTACTGCTCACCCAACCCGCACTATTTGATGTGACTAAGGTAAAATTACCTGAGCTTAAAAAGTTGGTTGATAGTGTCACGACCGAAATATTATCATTAACTACTTCCACAGCTTCTGATGGTAATTTATATGCTGATATTTTTGGATATTTTGCAGTGTCGATCTCCACAAATTCCAAATTTTGTCCAATATCAGTTCCACTCAAATACCAGTAATTATTGAAATTGAATCTTTTTCCATAAAGGGTTAAAACATTTTCCGATGAAGATTCTATATTTATATTACTGTAATATGGTCTACCGTTTACAAATTCGTTTGTTATTTCTGGGAATGCTGATATATTAATAGTATCCAGACTATAATCGCTCAAATTGGATGCATACGTGAATTCTTCGCCTGTTGAAACGGGGACAAAATTACTCTTGATTGTGTATATGGGCGCTTCCGGAGTTTCCATAGATGGAAAAATCCATCCTTTTATGGTGAATGATGTATTTGCAATGACCCTATGCTTCTCAGATTTGTCGACATCAATTGGTTCCTCGTAATCTATAGAACCTGACCAAGATACCTCAGATCTCAGTTCGTCAATGAAATCCATACCAAATTCTTCTGGGATTTTCCAAGAAATTATAAAATATGGATTGCACCACGGTATGAAATTTGAAACAATTTGATCAATATCCTCCTTATAATTTGCAATTATCGAAACATCAACATCGCAGGATACTGGAACAGGTAATGGTATTTTGGACACATTTTTATCATTAATATGTGGCCTATACATATTTTGATCTTTGTATTGTATCCTGTTTGAATCACGTTTCAAATTCTTCCTATTTATGGAAATAGCCGGAAGTGTAATATTTTTAGCGGGATTTACTATATCAAATAAAGCTCTCTGCTTAGAACCGTTTATATAACGGACGGCTATTTTTTCCTTCGCGACTCCAGATTTATCGAATCTGTAAACAAAACAGTTATCAAATGCCGCGACAAATTGCGTCATTATAGAATATTGTTCTCTGAAGTAGGAATATTTTTCCATTTAGAATATTTATCATTGAAAACGGTCAATGAAAAACTTCGGCAATTTCTTTTTGTTTCTGTGAACAGCATCGAAAATACTACCGTCCAAAATATATGTTATACATTCGTCATCCAAAGATCTTAGGCATCTGCCACAAGATTGTATTAGAGTTTTAAGCATTTGATTGGAATACCAATCCTTATCAATTTTCATCAATTTTTCGACACGTATCTCTTTTGTCGGCAACCAAGGGGCTTTCAAGAGAATTTGAAACTTACCCAGATCTCCCTTCAAATCGACACCATATGTCATACTTGGACTCACTAGAACAGTGGGATCTTTACTCCTCTCATGTATATCCAAAAGTTCCTCATTTCGAACGCCCACCTCCCTACATAACAATCTGTCGGATTTTACATTATTACGTATATAATCAGTAATAAATTGGGTGTGGGTGTGGATGATACCTTTTTCATTTTTATGCTCATTCAACAATTCCTCCACTTGCTTCGCCAATTTAGGAAGCATGTCGTTCATATTTTTAAAATTCAGTTTTTGAGAAGCTAAGATGTATATCGGACCCTTTTCAGAATCGAATGCCGAGTCGACTTCAATATATTCGTAATCGGTAATGCCTAGGCTTTTGCAAAAGTTTGGAGGATCGATGATTGTTGCCGACATGATCACGACTTTATCCGCATGATCAAATAAAAATTTCGACAATTTATCCACTTTGAGTGGTATGAATCTTATTTTTTTGTCAATCTTCTCAATCAGATATTCTGAATCGTAATATGTTCCGATCAAAATTTGTAAACTGGATTGTAAATTGAGCAGTTTAGAGTATTCCCCCTTCTTTTTCGAAAATTCCATCGGATCATGTCCACCGTCTTTGAAATATAATTTATAATTCTCCACATTATCAGACACATTACTCAAAAGATTCGACAACCATCCCAAAACTTTCGTGGGAGTTTCTTGGACTGGGAAAGAT